GCCGCACAGCCTGGAGGCGGAACAGGCTATCCTGGGGTCGATCCTGCTTGACAACGAGGTTTTCGACCAGGTTTCCGAAGCGCTGCGGGGAGACGAGTTCTATTTCAAGAAGCACGAGTTCATCTTCCGGGCAATGGCCGCGGCATATGACGACGGCGAGCCGGTCGACCTGGTGACCGTCGTGAACCGGCTGCGGGCCGACGGGACGCTCGACGATGCCGGCGGAATCGCATATCTGACCTCGCTGGCCACCAGCACGCCAACGGCCGCGAACGTAATGCATTACGTCCGGATCGTGAAGGACCACGCCATTCACCGCCGGGCGCTGGATCAGGTCCGGGGACTGGTCGAAGCGGCCGGACAGGCGGAATCAGGCGCTGAACTGGTGGCACGGGTGCAGCAGATCACCGCGGCCCTCGAAGAGGAAGTGGCGCCGAAGAAGGACTTCGTGCCGATCTCGGCTGCAGTGGTGGAAGCGTATGAACGGATCGAAAAACTGAGCCAGAGCCCGGACGCCCGCGGAATCACCGGATTGGCCTCGGGATATCCTGACCTGGACCGGTTGACAGCCGGGTTCCAGCCTGACGACTTCATCATCGTGGCCGCCCGGCCGTCGGTCGGGAAGACGGCATTTGCCCTCAACATCGCGCAAAACGTGGGGCGGAACGGCGCGACGGTGGCGCTGTTCAGCTTGGAGATGCCGACGTCGCACCTGGTGCAGCGCATGCTGTGCGCGGAGGCCAATATCGACGCCAGCCGGATGCGGACCGGCTACTTGTACGAGGACGACTGGGAAAAGCTGATCCCGGCGGTCGGGGCGCTGGCCGAGCGGAAAATCTTCATCGACGACAGCGCGTCGATCACGGCCAGCGAAATCCGCGCCAAGTGCCGGAGGCTGAAGAAGGAACACGGGCTGGACCTGGTGATCATCGACTACCTGCAGCTGATTCATCCGGGCGCTCGACGACGCGAAAGCCGGCAGGTGGAGGTTGCCGAGATCAGCCGGGCGCTCAAGCAACTGGCGAAGGAACTGGACGTCCCCGTCATCGCGCTGTCGCAACTGTCGCGCGGCGTTGAGCAGCGGCAGGACAAGCGGCCGATGATGAGCGACCTTCGAGAGTCCGGTGCCATCGAGCAGGACGCGGACATCGTGGCGTTTTTGTACCGGGATGACTACTACGACAAGGAAACTGAGCGGAAGAATATCATCGAAATCATCATCGCCAAGCAACGGAACGGCCCTGTTGGCACCGTCGAACTGGTATTCCTGAAGAATTTCAACAAATTCGTGAGTCTTGACCGCGGGCACGATCAGCCGGCGCCGCGGCGGGAGCCGGATCCGAGGAGGCGGGGGGCTTGAAGGAAATCGACCGCGTTCTCCGGGCGCTCAGGAATGTCAGAATCGGTGTTGTTGCCGAGGAGATTGAACTTCACCGCGCAATCTCGGTTGCTCTTTCCCAGGCGGGCATACACCACGAGCATGAAGTGAAACTCGGTCCGCGGTGCCGCATTGACTTCCTGACCGAATCAGGTATTGGCATCGAGGTAAAGAAGGGGAAGCCATACAGTGTGGCGGTTGAGCAGCAGCTTGAGCGTTACGCGCGATTCGACGCAGTGAAAGGCATCGTTCTTGTGATCGAACGATACCAGGACGTGCCTAAAGAGGTTTCTGGCAAACCGTGCAGATCTCTGGGGCTGCGGAAACTCTGGGGCATTGCGCTGTAGGAGGGGCTTATGGGAGTACCAGCATATTTGCGAGAGCTGGATACAGATCCAGCAGTCACATACGGAACTCTTGAATACGACGCGAAGAAACGGGAATGGGTCATCCGCGATGCGGATCCGGCCATGCTGCATGTGGCAAAGCGCCTCTTTCCGGGAGCTCGCGGTCGTGGCAATGTGATGCGTTTTCGGGCCAGCAAACGGACGGATGGCGACCTGAACTGGCTCATGATGCGGTATCCGCTCACGATCCGGGAGAAGGACCTCCAACTGTGGGAGCAGGCCAAACGCGAGGCAACTGAGCACGTTGTTCAGCGCCTCGAATTCGAACGCCAGCCCCGGAAAGCCGAACCGTCACCCGCGATTTTCGCCGGGACGCTCGCCGAGTTCCAGAAAATCGGTGTCGGCTTTCTCGTCAATCATGCGCCGACGCTTCTTGCTGATGAGATGGGACTTGGAAAAACGGTACAAGCGCTGGCGTGGATCGCCACAATCGGGCAATGGCCCGGCATCATAGTCGTTCCGACTTCAGTACAGCGGCAATGGGCTGAGCAGATCGTACGGTTCTTGAAGCCGCAGCCGGTTGAGGGCTCCCTTTTCCCGTCTATGGATGTTCACATCATCAAAGGGCTGCGACCCTATGAACTTCCAAAGGCGCATATCTACATCATCCATTACGGCTTGCTGAGAGGATGGCGTCAGGCGCTTATTGAACAGCAATTTCAGTTCTGCGTGTTCGACGAGATTCAGGAGCTCAGGCACAAGGGAACGGAGAAGTACAGCGCCGCTTCGGATCTCGCAATGTCGATCGTTGGCAATCGGGTTATTGGTCTCTCCGGGACCCCGATCTACAACAAAGGCGGCGAGATATGGAATGTTCTGAACATACTCGAATTTAACTGCCTGGGCGATTGGGAGACCTTTACAAAAGAGTGGTGTTACGGATATGGCAACGACGTGGTTAAAAACCCGGAAGCCCTCGGTGTTCATCTTCGTCGCGAGGGCTTGATGCTTAGGCGGACGAAGGAACAAGTTCAGTCCGAGCTTCCGAGGAAGCATCGCATCATCCAAGCGATCGACAGCGACGACATGTCCGGCGCCATGCGCGAAATCATGGACATGATCGCGGATTACGACGCGGCCGATGGATTCGAGCGCGGGCGCTTGAAGCATGAGATCGGCCGGAGGCTGCGTCAGGCCACCGGTAAGGCAAAGGCTCCGTATGTGGCCGAATTCGTGAAGCTTCTACTGGACGCCGGCGAGGCAGTCATTCTCTACGGCTACCATCACGATGTCTACGACATCTGGAAGGAGAAGCTCAAGGTTTACAACCCGGTTTTCATCACCGGCAGGGAAACGCCGGCGGAGAAAGAAGCCGCCAAATCAGCGTTCATCAACGGCGAAACGAACCTTATCATCATATCCCTTCGGGCTGCGGCCGGCATCGATGGACTCCAGAATCGTTCGAACGTGGTTGTCTTCGGGGAGCTCGACTGGTCGCCGGCCATCCATTCGCAGTGCGAAGACCGTGCACATCGCATGGGGCAGACACAGAGCGTCCTCAGCTATTACTTGGTGGCGAGCGGAGGAAGCGACGAGCAGATGCTTGAGGCTCTCGGCCTGAAAACAGCGCAGTTCAAGGGCATCATGGGCGAACAGGCCGAGACGGAAGAAGACCGGATGCTTGATCAGACACAGATTGGGGAGCATTTGGAAAAAGTGATTGAAAAGTTGAGAGAGAAAGTCGGATTGGGGGTGAGAGCATGACCCCTGAACAAGCGCGCGAAACGATCCTGAGTCTACTAAAGGTTTGGAATGTGTACGGAATCATTGAACAGTTGGAGAGTGGCTATGAAATGGGCGTTCTACGCGAGATCGTGGACGCGGCGAAAGTGCTGGCGGAAGCGTGGCCGGAGGCGACGGCGAATTTTCGGCGTTCGTGCACTTCGAGAACGTCCCGCGCATCACTTCCCGGGGCGCGGACATCCTGAAGCGCATCAAACAGCTGCTCGAGCGCTACGGGTATGTGGTCGACATGCGGGCCGACCACAACCTTGGAGAGATCGGCGGACTCGGGCAAAATCGCCTTCGGTTCCTTCTGTTGGCGCGGAACCAGAAGCGCGTGCCCAACTGGTGCTATCTGCCGCCCAAGAAACAGTTGCGCACCATCGGCGACGTGCTCGGACCTCTGCCGCTGCATTGGGCAGGAAACGGAAATAGCCATGGATTTAGGATTGATTTAAAAAAACCGCCCCGGCACAGGATTGCGGCCCGCCGGGGCTGAACAGATGTTCCCATACCCATTATATCACGTGAGGGGCGGGGGTGGGGAATTGAAAAGCATCGAGCAGATGGTTTTTCCGTGGGAGATAGATAGAGAAACGACACGTCAGCGTGTCGAGGAACACCTGGAGACGGCCAGAGTGTACCGCCAGATCGGGTTCGTCCGCCGGGAAATGAAAGTCACGGCATCTCCTGAGCCGCGTTATCACGGACCGACCAACGCCGTCGGTAAGCCGGCCGAGGAGACCGCGGCCTGGAATGTGGACACCGAGCAGCGGATGAAAGAGATCACTGAACGGGTGGAGAAGGCCGTCAGCCGTTTGGGGAAGTTGGAGCGGCAGATCATTGAAAAGCGCTACCTGGAAGCCGAGGACGTGTACGACTACCACGTATACACCGAGCTGCACATGAGCGAGCGCAAATACTACAGGATGAAATCGAAGGCTATCTACAAGCTGGCGTTCATGTTGCGGTTGGAAGCATTCGTGGAACCCAAAGAGGAACGCCCGGCTTGAAAACGTGGCAGAAAAGTGGCAGAAAAAAGGCAGACTTTTGGCAGGAAAATGGCAGGCCGTTTGGAGCAGAACGTGTTATGATGGTAGCGTGGAAAATCAGATATACCGAACGGAGTCGCAGAAATGCGGCTCTTTTTTATTTTTCGTCCTAAGAGCTTATCAGATGTCAACAATGAAATATTAAAGCAATTCGCGGCAATGTCACCGAGAAATCGACAGGAACGGCAACATGGTAGGGCGTTTTAAACAGGAAAATCTCCCCTTTTGTCGAAGTATACAATTAAATTAATTCGAGCTTTCAATTTTTTAAATTCGGTTTTATGAGCGTCTCAGCCAATTATTTAGGGTGTGGTATGTAGTGAATGAGCTAATTAATCTTATAGAAAATTTTAGGAATGCACGGGATTGGAAGAAATTCCATAATCCTAAAGATCTAGCAATATCCTTAAGTTTGGAGGCAAGTGAACTGCTTGAACTGTTTCAATGGAAATCGAGTGAGGAAGCTCTTGAAGATATAGAACGCATTAAAGAAGAACTAGCAGATATTTTTTATTACACGCTTTTGCTAAGCCATGATTTGAATATTGATTTAAAGGAAGCACTAATTCAAAAAATGGAAAAAAATGAAAAGAAATACCCTGTAGATAAAGCATATGGTTCAAAAAAGAAATATACTGAGTTGTAGGGTGATAGAATGAATAGAGTCATATTGCAACCAGCAAGCAGTAAAGATGCCCAAGAACATTTTAAGAATACCATTGAAAATCCTGTGGATCTTGAAGTTATAAAAAACTTTGTGGAAGAGTTAGAGTATCAAACCTTGGTGGATATTTATGGAAAAAATTCAAAAATTCCTACTTGGGGGGTAACTCCTGGAGAATCGAACGTTAATGTAAATAAGTGGGGTCGCATTCGAGTTGGTGATGTTACACTTTTTACAGCAAAAGGTGAAATTTTTGCTTCAGGAGTTGTTACATATAAGATTCAAAATCGTGATATAGCGAATCAGTTATGGGGAAATGATGCAAAGGGACAGACTTGGGAGTACATATACTTCTTAGATGAGATTAAAAAGCTTTCAATACCTTACATAAATTTTAACAGGGTAGCAGGGTATAAGGATAACTATGTAGTTCAATCGTTCAATGTTTTGGATGAAAAGAAAAGTGAACAAGTTCTGTCTGCATTCAACTTGATGAGTGATGTTTATCTACCGGATGTAACGGAAGAAGAGTATTCAGAAATTATTTCAAAATTTAACACTAAAGATAATTTGGATAAACGGAGTGTAGGAATAGTACGAAGTGAACAATCTTTTTTACGAAAACATCTTTTTGGACGTAAAAAGGTTGGAAGGTGTGGAATTTGTAATCAAGAGTACCCTGTGCAGTATTTGTGGGCGGCTCATATCAAAAAACGTTCGGAATGTACTAATGAAGAGAAGTTGGATTACAAAAATATAGTCATGCCGATGTGCAAGTTTGGATGTGATGAATTGTATGAAAAAGGAGAAATTGCTGTAAAAGATGGTAAGGTTGTAAGAACAAAGGCCACAAAAACAACTCTTCCAGTTGAACAGTACATACAAAAAATCATCGGTAATCGGTGTGAATATTGGAACGAGAATTCCGCACCATATTTCCTTTGGCATTATGAAAAAAACATTACTTAACCATTCATACTGTTTGGACATGTTTCAATAGCTCTTTTGCGCAGATCTCAATGGTCTATTGTGATATGGGAAACAAGATACTTTGTTAGGGTCGCATTTATGCGGCTCTTTTTTTGTTGGGGGAATGTCAATGTATGCACTGAAAAATTACGCCGCGCTAAAGCGAGCTGAGCAGCAGCGGCCGAAGCAACCGGCGAAGTGCCAGGGCTGTGTATGGGGCCGCTGGGAGGGAAGAGTGCAGTATTGCAGCCGGCAGGCGTGCGTGCGCTAACCACGCACGCGGAATTCGCAATTTCGCCGCATGTAGTAGGCGCCGTTGATTTTGACAGCATTGGCCGTTATGAGCTCGATGCAGCCGCCGGGATCGAGGATTTCGCCGTCCTGCCAGACTTCGACGTCCCAGCCGAACCAAACAGCGTGGTCGAAGTCGGCGTCGGTGCGAAGAACGGTTCCGCGTTTGTACATCGGAAACACCTCCCACACTGGTTCGACAGAAAGAAGGGAAACCCTTCCGCTTGTCGAAGTATGACGGGGGAGGGGAAGGGGATGGAGTTTGATTTTATTCAATATTACGCTGATTGTAAGTATATAAAAATGGAACACGACTTATGCTTTAAAATTTTTAATTCTGCAGTGATTGGGATAGAAATTTCCTTTAAAGAAGAGAAAGCATGTGATATCAAGGAGTGCCCTCAAATAGACAATTTAAGAAGCTATTTTATTGTTCGGTGTTACTTTCAAAAGATAAATGATCCAAAAGAAGCATATTTGGAAGCGAAACAAAAAATTGAAGAATTACTTGGTAAAATTTCATTTGTACATGAAAATGCAATAATAAGTGAACCGTTTTTTTCCTATGCTCATGTGAATGATGAATTGATAACTTTCACTGACCTCTTTGGTAGCCTTGAAGTAAGAAGAAGCCTCGACTTTGAGAAAATTGATTGTGTTAATAATGATAAAATAAAATTAGATCATTTATTTCTATTTCGAGCCGCACATAAGGAAGATAACGAAATTGCTAGATTCATTTTATTATATAGTTTACTTCATCAAATTATTAATGAGAAATGCCCAAAAAAACATTCTCAGCTTGTAAATGATCAAATAATTTATTTATGGGAAAAAGAAAATGGGAAGCAGACAGAATGGAGACGATCAACTAAACCAGATAAGCAAGAACCAGAAACCATATACACATGGCTTAGAAATGGAATTTCGCATGCAACAGGTGACTTGTATGTTAACAATAATATTCACATGGAAGTGAGAAGAGCTTTAGGGGATTTACTGAATCTCGTAAAAAAGGCAATGTTATCGTACCATGAACTAACAAAAAAGAAGTTCGGTTTAGCAAAACATAACTTTAATATAAATCAAAAACAGATTCTGGATAGTATTTCAAATCAAGCACCCTAACCGGTGCTTTTTCTTTTGTCTTAAAACGAAAAACCGCAGGCAACAACCCGCGGCTTTCGACCGGTGCTTCCGGATTTGGTTTTATTGTAGCACAAATGGAAGAAAATTGAAAGAGCAATAAAAAAAGCGACCCATCAGGGCCGCTTTTCTACAATGCCCAGCTTTTCCTTTAGGGCGTACTGTAACACCTGGGAAAAGTTGATCCCGGCTTTCTCAGCTTCATCATTGAGCCATTGGGGAATCGTGAGCGTCTTCTTGACAGCACGGTTCGCCATTTCATCGTGAATGGGTTCGGTGCGCGCCTGAATGAGTGTTACAAAAGCTCCGTCGGCTGCATCTTCTGGAAGTTGCACGTCGGCCGGGTTCGACGGATCGGGGATCGGATCACCATCCCGTTCCATGCCGTACAGGTGCAGGGCCATTGCTTCCGCGGCCATGGCCAGAGCTTCATCCAGGCTGTCGCCTTCGGTCACGCAACCTGGAAGATCGGGAAACGTGACCGTGTATCCTCCATTTTCGTCGGGATCGAAAATTGCTGGATAAGTGTACTTTGCCATATGTGAACCTCCTTTCGGAGGGCTCCTCATCGGAGCCCTGCCTGTTTGAGTATTGAATTTACTGTTTTGGCTTTCATGTTTTTTCTGGGGTGAGGGATTGTGACTTTGCCGGGTTTGGTTGGGTGTTTGTATTGGTGGTGGCTTCCTCTGACCGCTACCAACTTCCACCCGTCTTTTTCGATCAGTTTGATCAATTCCCTTGAGTCCATTCCCTCGACCTCCTTTCTGATTCCATTATAACACGTATAAATAATACGTGTCAATAGGTTTTTACGTATTTTTTGTACGTGTTTAATGTGGGTGTCATCCCAGGTGCGGGTCCTTCTGGTCACTTGTACTGGTTGCGGCTACTCGCGAGCCCAAATGCTGGCTAGACATAAACTTTTTTTATTTGGGTTTTCTTTCCGATAAGGTGATGCTATGAGCACAAAAAAGCGCGCTGACGACATTGGCGAAATCATTGTCAGCACTGATGCTCTGGCTAAGCTTTTTGGATTTACACGCCAGCGCATCAACCAGTTGGCGCAAGAAGGTATTTTGGAAAAACAGGCTGTCGGCCGCTGGCCGCTTATGCAAAACGTACAGCGCTATATTGATTACCTCAAAACCGGCGTCAAAGATCGCAACGAAGAAGAATTCCAGGCAATGTACTGGGAAGAAAAAGCGCTGCATGAAAAGGCGAAGCGCGAAAAAGCGGAAATAGAACTCGCCAAGCTCAAAGGCCAGATGCACGACGCCGCCGATGTCGAATTCGTCATGACCAACATGCTCATCACCTTTCGGACGAGAATTCTGGCCATACCGGACAAGCTGGCGCCAAAGGTCCTTGGTATCAAAAACTTGGCAGAAATCAGCGACATCATCAGCACGGAGCTGACTGAAGCGCTTAAAGAGCTCAGTGAGTACGACCCGGCATTATTTGCAGGAGGGAGTGAGGATGAAGCCGAAGACGATCAACCTGTTTCGGAAGATTCTCCGGGCAGTGGCACCGCCGCCGAAGCTGACGATTAGCGAGTGGGCCGACCAGCACCGCAAGCTATCGCGCGAAACGTCGGCGGAACCGGGCCAGTGGCGGACTGATCGGGCGCCGTATCAGCGCGAGATTATGGACGCCATCTCGGATCCGCGCATTGAGAAGGTTGTCGTCATGTCTTCCTCCCAGGCCGGCAAATCCGAGATCATCAACAACACAATTGGGTATTACATCGACGTAGACCCGTGCCCAATGCTTCTGATTCAGCCGACAATTGAGACCGCTGAGGATTACTCAAAGCGCCGGATTGCTCCGATGATCCGGGACACGGAAGTTCTGGTCGCCAAAGTGTCGGACTCAAAGACGCGGGACTCGAATAACACAATCCTCATGAAATCTTTCCCCGGCGGCTTTCTGGCGATCGGCGGCGCGAACAGCCCGGCGGGCTTGGCCAGCCGGCCGATCCGTGTCCTTCTGTGCGACGAGGTGGACCGGTTTCCGGACTCCGCCGGCAGCGAGGGCGACCCGATCAAGTTGGCGGAAAAACGGACGATCACCTTCTGGAACAGGAAAAAGGTGTTCGTCTCTACGCCGACGATCAAGGGGCGGTCCCGGATTGAGCAGGAGTATGAAAAGGGCACTCAAGAGAAGTGGTGCGTGGAGTGTCCGGGATGCGGGGCTTACCATGCGATCGTCTTCGGCGACATTCGTTTTGACCACGAAATCGAAGGTGACGGCCAGAAAAAGACGTACCTTGTCTATGATGTGAGATGGCGGTGCCCATCCTGTCTGCAGGAGTTTGATGAGCACACCATGAAGCGTCAGCCGGCCAAATGGATTGCTGAGAATCAGGCGGCTCTTGAAAATAGGGTCCGAAGCTTTTGGCTGAACGCTTTTGTATCACCGTGGACTCCATGGAAAGATATCGTGCAGGATTTTCTGGAGTCCAAGGACGATCCGGAGAAGCTGAAAGTTGTTTGGAATACGTTGTTCGGCGAGTCCTGGGAGGACCGCGGCGAGCAGATGGAGGAAGACGTGCTCCTGAAACGTCGAGAAGAATATCCGGCCGATCTGCCGGACGGCGTGCTGCTCCTAACTGCCGGCGTCGACACGCAGGATGACCGGTTGGAATACGAAATTGTGGGCTGGGGGCATGGTCATGAAAGCTGGGGAATTGAATACGGCGTCGTACTCGGAAGGCCCGACGATCCGGACACATGGCAGCGACTGGACGATGCACTCAGCCGGGTGTTCTATTTCGCGGATGGAACAGGACTGAAAGTCGCCTGTGTGTGCGTGGACTCCGGTGGCCATTTTACGTCGGAAGTGTACCGGTTCACGAAACGAAACGAGCACCGCAGGTTTTTCTCAATCAAGGGCCAAGGCGGCCCGGGAATCCCGCTGATTCACCGT